TCTCTGAGAAGTCCCAAGGTTGTTGCGAAGCCTTGGGGCTTCTTGGTGTGTATGATAGGATCGGGCAAAAGGAGGCCGACATGCCTGGTGTGGACGATCACAGCGAGTTCGACGGTGGCGGGGTCATGCCCAACACAGTCTTCCCGAAGGGCTCGGAAGCCCTCACCCCTGGCGACAAGCTTCGGTTGCAGTCACTGACTGGTCAGGAGATTGACAGTCGTGCGCCCATCGATCCCGCATTCTGGCATGGAGCTCAGATGCCCGACCCTCGCCCTGCCGAGATGGACCGACGAGCCCGACTTCGTCAGCAGGCGGTTATGCGTCGGCAGGAGAGGCTTCGATACAAGGAAACGCCTCGTAACTACTAACCGGGGTTTGTGGTATATGATGGGCCCATCGGTTCGATAAGGGAGACAAAGTGGCGGGCTTCGGCAAGGTAATCGGGCGGTTCGGCTCGTTCATCGTGGATGGGCCCGACCCCGACGTCTATCCCGATCTGATCTTCCTCGTCGGTACAGTGACCTTCACTCCGACAGTTTCTCGAGTGATCAACAACGAAGTTTCCAACTCGATGATCCTGGGGGCATCCCCGATCACAGGCATTGTCAACCCACTGAATGGTGAGCTTTCCACACCCGCCAGCGATGGCAAGTCGGCAGGCGCGCCGGGTCTCTGGCTGCCCGCAACCGACAACGTGATGTTCAACCCGACGAACTTCTACTACCGGGTGACCTACAACATCACCACCCCGGATGGCCGAAGGATCGAGTTCGAGGCCCACAACATCTCGGTGCCTCAGGGCACTGACGCTCAGCCGGTCAACCTGAACGCCCTGATCCCTCCCATCGGCGCTCCGACTGTGACCGTTGCCGTCGCTGAGGCGATTGCTGCTCGAGCGGTTGAGGCCCTCTCCAAGGCCGTCCGTACGGTGAATGGCATTGCGCCTGACGCTTCGGGTAACGTGCTGGTCAGTGGCGGGGGTTCTGGGGGCGGTGCGGGTACGCCTGGCCGAGAGGTGCTGATCCGCAACAACGGCAGCTACATCCAGTGGCAGTACTCCGGCGAGACGAGCTGGATTAACCTGGTGCTGCTCACCGACCTCAAGGGCGCCAAGGGTGACCCTGGCAATCCCGGCAGTGACAGCACAGTGCCTGGGCCGAGTGCCTACCAGGTCTGGCTTGCCGCCGGCAATGATGGTTCGGTGGCCGACTACCTTGCAGCGATCAAGGGATCCAAGGGTGATCCCGGTCTCAGCGCCTACCAGGTTTGGTTGGCAGCCGGTAACACGGGCACTCAAGCCGAGTACCTCGCTTCGCTGAAGGGGCTCAAGGGTGATCGAGGTATCTCGGGTGCAACCGGCCTGGCCTCGTACCTGCTGCCCGCTGGCACGACCGTCCTGCCTGCCGGATCGCCGGTTGGCCTCTACTTCGTTAGGGCATAATGCCTAGCTACAAGGGCTTCGTCTCCAAGTACATGACGGGGGCCTCTGAGACCCTCACCCCCGATAGCTCGATCGCTGAGGGTGACTCGATGCTGCTGCTGGTCAACCAGCTCTCATCGGCTCCTGCGCCTGCGACGCCCCTCGGGTGGACACTGCTGTCGAGTGCGGTCTTCAACTCTCGAGTGGGCTACATCTACGGCAAGCTTCGAGTCGCTGGCGAATCGGGTTACCCTGTCACTCGATCCGCAGCCAGTGCGGCAACGATCGCTCTGCTTTGGGTTGGAAGCGGCTCCCCGATCTCAAACTGGATCACGGGTGTGGGAAAGCTGAGGAACACGGCCCCTGCTGAAACCGTGACAGTCACAGCCCCCTCGGTAGCAACGACCGTTGCTGGTAGCTTGGCCATCGGTATCATGTTCGAAGCGACCTCAGCAGCCGAGGCAACAGTGCCGACGCTCAGCGGAGGTACTCAGCGATTCTTCGTAGCTCAACTGGGATCGGGCAACATCGAGACGATCATGGTTGGCACGAACCTGGTGACTAACCCCGGGGCCTCGGGCATCATCCCACCGTCGATGGTGCTTGCTCCGACCCCCTTGGCGGGCCAGTACTCGGATGGAACTGAGCGCATCCCCGGCGCATACAAGTGGTGGGACGGGGCGGCTCTGCTCGATCTTGAACGAGTGGTGCCCGTCTGGCCTGGTCGAAAGGTGCACGACCTGTTCGCTGGAGGTATCGCCAAGGTGGCCCACCGAGGTGGCTCGCTAAACAACAAGGACATGAGCATGCGAGCCTACACCCAGGCCGCAATCGCCGGATGTACCGCGATGGAATTCTCGGTTGGTCGCACTAGCGACAAGAAGTACTTCGGCCTTCACGATGCCACGATGAACCGAACGACCCCCTCACTGACCGCGAACTACCTTCCTGGTGATCACACCTGGGCAGAGATCAGTCAGCTTATGCAGACTGCGCCGGCAACGAATGACAGCCGCTTCGGGGATCAACCCTATGAGCTGCTGAGTATGGTCCTCGAGAAGTACGCCGAGACTCACACGTTCTTCGTCGATCCGAAGGTCATCGGCGCTCAGTACTGGGACGAGTTCCTGGCCTACCTGCTGACGTTCCCTGACGCTCAGAACACCTTCGTGATCAAGTACTTCCATACCGCAACCGTGCTGGCTGACAAGGCTCGAGCACTAGGCTTCACCTCCTGGGGTTACGGATACCAGACCGACGTCAATGGTAGCAATGGTATCCAGCTGGCTACGACGGCCTCACACTGGGATTACCTGGGCATGGACTATCAAGCAGATGATGCCGCCTGGGCTGAGACCCGCAGGATCGCTGCAGCCAATGGTAACCTCCCCATCATCGGCCACATCTGCCCCTCGCTTTCGACCGCACAACGGTGCATCTCTCAAGGCGCCATCGGCGTCATGTGCTCGGGAATCAAGGAAGTCATCTCGCTCGGCTAGCATGGTGTGGAACTCGACTTATTCCTGTTGGGCAACGAGTCGATGATCATATAGCATGACCTCACGGCTTCCTCAGGTGACGCCAAAACGCCTCACGCATACGCGATAGGTGATTGCTCGATCGGCCGAAAGGAGACTCCATGCCGCCCGTGAATCCGATGACCGATGGCATGGTCTTCGATAAGAGTCGATGGTTCACCGAAACGGGCTACATCCCACACCCGGGTCAGCGCCTCGTGCACTTCGACAACACTCGACACCGCGTCCTCTCGAATGGTCGACGCTGGGGTAAGTCGATGTTCGGGGGCAAAGAGATCGAGGGCATGGCGTTCATCAAGAACTTCATTGGTCAGCCCATGACCGGCTGGATCATCGGCCCGGAGTATCCGGATGCCGAAAAGGAATTCCGTATCGTCTACGATACGTTCAAGAAGCTGGGCATCGATACCATCTCGAGCAAGTTCCTCAAGAACACCGAGAACGGTAACATGCACATCAAGACCAACTGGGGCTTCGACCTTCAGTGCCGATCGGCTCGTCACCCTGAGAGCCTGGTCGGTGAGGGTCTGGACTTCGTGCTGCTGGCTGAAGCTGGCCGCCACCGTCGACGCACCTTCACGGAGTACGTGCGACCTGCGCTTTCTGACAAGCGAGGTATCAGCATGATGTCCGGGGTGCCTGAAGATGCCAGCGAGAACTCGCTGCTCTACTGGGGTTATCACCGCGGGCAGGACCCGAAGATGACTCAGTGGAAGTCTTGGCAGCTGCCCAGCTGGACCAACACCGCAGTCTTCCCTGGCGGCCGAATGGACCCCGAGATTCTCGAAGCTGAGGGCGACCTCACCGAGGATGAGTTCCGTCGGCAGTACGGGGGCGAGTTCATCCTGAAGCGCGGCCGCGTCATGAAGGAGTGGGACGACGACGTTCACGTTCAGAAGGTTGACTACAACCCTGACTGGCCCCTCTTCGCTGCTGTCGACTTCGGTTACACCAACGACTGGGTTTGGCTCTGGGTTCAGGAAGACCCCCTGACTCACAACGTCTACGTGATTGGTGAGCACCGCTTCCGACTGCGTGACACTGAGGACATTGCTCGCAACGAGATGCAGAACCACCATCTCATGAGCAAGTGCAACGCGATCTACGTTGACCCCTCT